ATAAACCTTTAAATTCTCACTTGGTGCCGGGGGCGGGATTCTCGCTTTGTTCTTGTGTTTCGAGCCCGCGACTTCTGGGTTAGGGCGCTTGCCCCTTTGACTCTCCAGATTATGAGTCGCTTAGCGGACATATTGGGCTTGACCGAAACTCCCAGCACCAAGAGATTGACTACAAGGGCTTGCGTGAGGAGTTCATTGCTTGGCTTCAGAGTAAGGGGCTTAATAAGTATTATGCGAAAGGCTTGGTTAGCAGCTTGGATAGGCACGTCAAGGATAAGCGGATTAAAGAGGCTATGGACATCGTTAACATCTTTGCCAATATTGGCGGCGGACGGCACGAGTTAATTCCAGCTTTGCATGCGTTGCTCAACTTTGCAAGGCTTAAGGGCGCTGAGCGAACGTGGATTGAGGCGTTGAAAGAAGCTATTCCGAAACGGGAGATTGGCGTTGACTTGAAGATTCCGAGCGAAGATGAGATTGTGCGTTCTTTGCGGATAGTGGAAAAGGTGGATTTGCTCAAGCATAGGGTAGCTTTTAACTTGGCTTTAGACAGCGGCTTGCGGTTGACAGAGACAGTGAAGTTGATTGACGGTTTCAAGGCTGACGCGGTGGAGAAGGCTGAGGGGTTCTACGTTGCTTGCGCGGGGATGTTCAGAAAGTCGAAAGTAGCCTACTACGGCTTTTTAACAGAGCACACGATGCGTTTGCTTAAGCAGCTTTCTGAGGAAGAGAAAAAGTGTTTGACAGACAAGAATGCTGGGAAATACGTGCAAAAGCTTCCAGGTGTGGTTCGCTGCAAATACTTGCGCAAGTTTGCGTTTGACAAGATGATAGAGCTTGGAGTACCAGAAAGCGTAGCAGACTTCATAGAGGGACGGACGCCCAAAACGATAGGCGCCAAACACTATATGATATTGCTCAGGCAGGCCAAACAATACTATCCAAAATACGCAGAATACGTCAAGAGACTTAGGTTGAAGGCTGGGCTTCTCATCGCGTAGACATTACCAAAAAGCTTCCCTTTTTTTTACCTCGATCTTAGTTCAATCTTTGGTAAGTATTTCAAAAGGATGACATTCAAATTTTGTCCGCCGTAGTTCCAAACATATTTCCATTCCCCTTCAACTTTTGTCAGTTTATCCCGATTCTTGGAGTCCCAAGCAATTATAAGGGATGTTTGCTCAGGAACATGGTCATGTTCCGAATAGTTTTCCAAAATATGTTCCACTTCTACAGCCTGAAACAGCTTCCTTTCTGAGAAATCCTTTTCTTGATAATCTGCAATCACGTCTATGCCTCTCTGAGCAGTGTGCTCCAGTGTTTTGAAGTAATGGAACTGCAAAGCCTTCAGTGCTTCTAACTTCCAGAGTAAAGCCCTTACATCCTGTTCATTGTCTGGTTCCTTGTGAATTAGTTCACCATCACAGTAAACCCATTTTTGTTCTCCTTTCAGCAATGCTTCTTTCCTTTGGGTCAGGGTTTGCCCTAACTCTCTTCTTCTTAAATCTCGTCTGTACTTGACCCAATCCTTGTAATCGTCCGTTTCCATTATTTTCCTGAAGGCTTCTCTTGTTGCTGCAGTAAAAAGAGGTTCTCTGACGCCATCTGAAACAATGCGGCTTCTTGCCATATCTGTATCAATGTCATCGCATTCCACCACAAACCTACAGAACCTATAGTAAAGCTCGCATCCTTGAGGTTTATAATAATTGAAATCCAAATTGAAATACGGGATACCCTTCCAAACATAAGTTAGTCCAACACCTTTGCTATCCAAGATTCCATAATCACTCATTCCAAATTCGCCTGTCTTTAAGGCGTATCCGCCTTTCAAGGTAACTGCAACTCTGTTCCCTTTCTTGTCATCCTTTGAGATGGTTATTGGTGGATTGATCACGCCGATTTTTTGTCCTTCGACGTGGTTACCCTCTTTTTTAATCCACGGAAAACCTGTTCTAAGTTCTTCCTCGTCTGGTATCGCGGGTGTCTTTACTATGATTTTAGGGAACCCATCCCTTAGTCTTTCTGGTCTGGTATAGCCTACCAATGTCCTGAAGAAAAGATACTGTTTTAGTTTTTCTGCGCTCTCGTACTCATCGTATTTTATGCCACCATCATATCCATATACCCTTATGACTGTACCATGATCAAAGCTTACAGGCGCTTTTTTGTAAATAACAGGCTTAGGAAGTTCTGGCTTATCCTTTCGCAGTAACTTGCCTATAGGGTCATCAATAATGACTTTGTAGCTTTCGCCCATGTCAGTTTTGGTTTCAATTTCTAATTTTCTGGATAGATACATTAGTTTCGAGCCAAGTCCTTTGAATCCAAACTCATCGGACTTGAGACCAGCCACACCGCTGTAAGCCAAATTTAAGAAGCGGTCAAGTCTCCCTTGCTTTTCCGGTTCTTTTGCTCCAGTATAGTCCATTCCTATGCCATCATCTTCAAAAATAAAAGACCACCCATAAGTTCCATCGTAAAAAATAGTTACTTTGAAATATGATGCGCCGACTTCTCTTGCACACGAGTTGGATATTGCCTCTCTAATAGCATCCAATGGATGAGCTCTGTTTTGCACGACTTGCTTTACGATGGCTACGCCGATTGAAATTTCGTGTTCTGAAGGTTCAATAACTTCAGCCATTTCCATACATCCATTAACAGCACATAGACATGACAACATAATAGCGCACTTTATTATAAAATTAACCAAAAAATGTAGCCTTTATTGCGAGGTCTAATTGAAAGATTTCCAAAATAAGTAGACTTTCGTCTGCATTAAGAATCCGCAGACTTTGATTAAGTGTGCAAGTCTTTCAAGGCTGGTTTTTCTTATTTCTTTTGTGTAGGCTTCCCTTTTTCCAAACAGCTGATGAGGAAAGAAGTATTTCATGAATCGAGCATGACTGTTTCTTACGAATGTTTCTCTAATTTTCGCCACTTCCTTGTCGCTCAGAGTTTGAAGCTTACTCAATACGTATTCTTCACTGCTAAGCAGCTGAGTGTTGAATCCGAGTTGATGAAGAGTTTCTGCGATTTTTACAGCTTCTCTTGGCGGTGGCTGTTGGGCGATTTTCTGCATTCCTGCTTTTTCTGCGAAGGGATTGTATTTCGCCATAACTGCGGGCATTTCCACGTATTCGGTTCCAGCCAACGGTAATGTTTCCTTGACAAGTTTTGTGCCTAAGCCTATCGTGCGATATTTCGGATGCACGACGACTCGGGTGATTATGCTCAGTTTTTCGTTCAGCTCTTTCATTGACATCTTAGGTAAGACAAGCCTTCTTCCGAAGCAAGTGGGTGGTGGGTAGTTGTAGACTATTACTCCACATAACTCGCCATCTCGTTTGAGGCAGAGGATTTTGCGAGGTGCAGCTATCTTGTGGCTGCGATAGTGGAAGCCTGCAAGTTTTCTCCAGTCTTCTGTCGTGCCTTCTGTGATCTGCATTTCCTTTGTAAGGCTGCATTCCTTGGCTGGCTCGTTTGGGTAATAGCTTACTGTTATTTCTTTGCCGAATCGTTTGTGAATGTGCACTGAAGGGTTTAGGTCTTCAAGTAAGTCTGTGTGGGTTGTTGCCGCCAAAACAGCCTTGCCTTGTTGTCTTGCGTGTTTCTGGAGGTTGTAGGCTACGATTTTGGCTGTGTCTCGGTCGAGTGTTGCTGCAAACTCGTCCATTATCCAGAATTGGGCTTGGCTTTCAATCATTTTCGCTATCTTGTAGCGGTATTTTTGTCCGTCGCTCAGCTGGTCATAGCTTCTTAGGAAGAGGAAAGCGTCATTCAAGCCTACTTTGCTTAGAAGCTCTAAGGCTTCTTCTGTGGTTTTGCCGACTGTTTCGATTAATGGCTTGTTGGGGTCTGGTTTTATGTCTTTTACGTTGATTGATGTGGCTTGCATGTCTTGTTTGATGTCTTTTTCTAAAGCCTTTAATAGCACGCTTTTTCCCGAGCCGCTATCGCCTGTTATGTAGACAATGTCCTTTGGTCCTATTTTCAGCTCCACATTGTCGTAGACTACGAATTTTTCCCATTGGTCGAGTCCAAGCCCGAAGGCTTCAGCCACGTTTACAACTCGTTCTGTTGGTTCTGGAGCTGCTGTTTCGTAGGCTATGTCGATTATGAACTTGCCTTCTCGCTTGTCGTATCTGCGCCTGTATTGGCGGATGCGGAAAAACTCGTGTCTTCTCATCTTGTTGTTCCTGTGACTTGGTGTTTTTGCAGTTTCTTTCGTAGCCGTTGAAGTTTCACCTTTCCAGCAGAAGCGGTGCGTGGCACAACCCAAAGTTTAGGCGGAGGCTCTGTTCTGGATGCGTAACAGGCTAAGGCTAAACTCCAGAAGCGATCATCATTAGTGCCTTCTGGGTGCGAGAACTTGATTTTACCGTCTTTTGTCAATTCAAACCGTTCAATGTTTAACTCCGCAATCAAGTCGCTGTCATAAGGAATTTGGAGCTTCTTTTCAACCATGCATTGCTTGAGCCATTGTGCCATTTTCTCTTTTGTTTCTTGGGTGAATTTGACGCCTTCAGTTTCCGTTATTCCAGCATTTATCATGTCTTCGACTATGTAGTCTCCTACGCCTGTCATGTCGACTAAGACTTTGTTTATTGTTTGCCATCTGTCGCAGAGCGTCTTAACGTAGCCTATCACGCTTGCGTATGGTGTTCGCAACGGAAAGCGGTGCATGTGAATTAGTCTTATAGAAGTATCTTCTACTTCGACAACTGAGAGGACGCTGTAGTCTTGGTATTTGCCAAGGTCTAAGCCTTCATAATACTCGCCTGATACTGCCTGTTCAAAGTCGCAGTATTCTAAACTGCTGTCTATGCAGCTTGTGATGAGGGCTTGGTTGAGCCAGACGTTTTCGTCTTCAGCCCATTCCGCTTCCATCTCTCTGCGCCAACGCCACGGGTCGCCTTCATACTCGTGTCTCTTCTTTTCCAGCCATTTCTCGGTTATAGGTCCGTTCGGTTCGAGAGCTTGCTGGTAGGTTACGTGGCTTTTTGCGAAATGTTGGAAGGCGTTGTCGTGGAATAGCTTCCAGAAGGTGCTGTCGGTTGTCCAAGGTGTGCTGCTTGCGATGAATTTGCCGTTTGTAGTTGCCAATGTGAAGCTTATGGCGTCAAACATTTCTTCGTCGTTTGGAATGAAATTCATTTCATCACAGTACACGATTTGGAGTGTGAAGCCTCGCAAGTTGTTGGGATTGTTTGGAAACGCTTGGATTGTGCTTCCGTTCTTAAGCCTCACGATGGTTCTTTGTGGTTTGTAGAATAGTCCTGCTGGGAGTTTTGTTCTGAAGTAGTTGATTTTTGTTATGGGTATCATTGTTTGTCGCCAGCTTGGACCAACGACCGCAATGTGCGAACCAGAATGTAGTAGGGCATAGTGTAGGAGCCAAGCAGCAATCAGGTGGGTTTTGCCACTTTGTCTGCACCATCTTAAAGCGACATCGTTCTGTTTTTCTAAGAGCCGAGCTGCCTCCATCTGATATTTTGTTAGATTCAAGCCAAGCATTCTTTGGCAGAATTGAATGAAGTCTTCTGGGATCTCTGTTTGTTTGGCTTTCTGTTGTTCAAGCCATTCGTTTTCAAGCTGTTTGGCTTTGGTCAGAATCCCCTTTAGCTTCACGGATCATGCGCTCCAAATTTTCAAAATACTCTAAAGCCTTGGCCTCGTCGAAGCTTTCAGAAATGCTGTTCATAACTTGCCCGAGGTAGCCCATGATGCGAACCCAAATCTGAGCCTGCTTAGGCTTTGTCTGTGGGTCGGATGCAGCTTTCTTGGCAATGTCAAACATGGCTTCCAGTTCAGTCAGTAGCTTTTGTCTAAGCTCTTGAGTGTCTTTCTTCACTTGATTTTTTACGCTTCGAGCCTTGCGGAGAAAGCCTCCTAAATGATACCTCCCTATCGTTCCAGCGACCCCCCTACGTTTTTTGTGTTAGGAAAATGCCTGTTATGTTGCCAATCAAAGCGGAAATCACTGCGAAGATTTCGGGGTTCCATGTGCCCAAGACGATTAGGTGTACTGTTTCGAGAGCTGTTAGACATGCGACCATGCCGAGGCTGAAATAGACAGCGTAAAGAAGTTTCTGGCTTGGTGGAATCTCTATTACTTGCTGCTTTCCTCTTGGTCCTTTGCGGGCGATTGTGCGTGTTAACGCCTTCTTAATCAGGTTTCTCATGGTTTACTATCCTCTGTTGTTTTGTGCGTTGTGGGAATCGGCGTCTTCCGCCCATGAGAAAACTGCTTAGTAGTTGTTTGGCTTCGTTTTCTGGTACATGTTGTTCTTGAATCACGTGGATGCTTATTGTCCAGCTTAGAGGTATGGCTGTGTAGTCGATGTCGTATAGTCCGTCTGCGTAGCGGAAATTGTTCTGACCAAGAATGATGTGTTTGCTTTTTTCGCCCAATAAGCCGATGAAGATTCCCCAGCTTGCGACAGGGACGTCTATCCCTGACAAGCCTCCGCTTAGGCTTTTGCCTATGCTGGCGTCTGTCCATTCGACCTTGACAAGGGCTCCTGGGCGGAGTTCTCTTAACTGTTTCAAAACCTGTTTGTTCATCAAATCATCCTCGGCTGTTTATGTCGGCTCAAGTGGTCGGTCTTTCTGCGTGCTGCGAATAGATAGTCAGCGAGTAATGGCTTCTGACGCCCAAGGTTCAGCGTTATCTCAAGATACTGCTCTTTGGCGTTAACGTAATAGACCGCGCTGAGCACGATCCAGTCAGCATCTATGTTCTCGTTTGGCATTGTGATGTGGATCTTGTCACCCGGCAGAATGGGAGTCGTTCCATAGTCTATGACGCGGGAGACCAGCGTTATGTATTCAATCGGGTCCTTGAAGTAAGTAAGCAGAGCTTTGGCGCGTAACTCACATTCATTGTTGCTGAAGAGTTCCTCATCATGCTCAGCCTTTTCTCGTTTGCCGTAGGCTGTTTGGCTGGCCGCGTCTTCCTCTGTGTGTTTGAAGAAGGCTCCGTTGAAGTTGACGCCGTCAATGTAGAAGTCGTCTGTTGCGCTTCCGTAAGTCCAAAACTTGACTGCTGCAACTCTTGACCAGTCAAAGCCCGATTGGACAGCCCATTCGTTGGCGTTTGCTTGGCTGCATGGAATGTGTTTCTGTTCAAACTGTTCTTTGACAGCGGTCATGTATTTGAAGGCGAATTTTCCAGAGTAATCATACAAGAGAAGGTTGAGGCTTGCGGTTCGACTTGGTCCCAGATAGATGCCAAAGTCAAGGAAAGTGAATCCTGTGCAGTCAGCTTCTTGTGGAAGGTTCAGCAGAAGGATTCCTCAGTTATAGACGCCAGTGCAATTGCATCTGATGCTTCCATTGCCTACGAGCTTTGTTGTTGTCTCAAAGTGGAGCTGGCCTTCAGTTGCCAGCCAATTTCCAAAGATTATGTCTCCTACTGCTCTGTGGTTCTTTGAGTAGACTGTGTCTGCTGCGTTGTCCGTGAGTGTGTAGTGCCTTATGGTTACGTCTTTGCCTACATCTCCGATGATGCGGTTTGCACCTGTGAGAACATGCTGCTTCATTTGATACTCAGTGTTGTTGAAAGCTTGGTCAGTGACTATGACGGTTTCAGGTCCGCCTTCCTTCTGATAGGTGATCTTGTATTTGCCCGAGCCCGCGCTCATCTTGCATTGTAATTCAACGGTGTCAATGATGATTTTGGCTATTGGGCTGGGGTCATACGTGACTTGTCCCACGAGTTGATAGGCAGTGTTAGTGTGTGCGTCTTCTGCGTCGTCATTCATGAGCCAGTCGGCTTGTCCGTCTGACCAGCCATCGCCATCGGTTGGCAGCCTGTAGTTTTGGGCGCCATAGACCGTGATCTTGTTTCTGACGCTGTGAATGTCCTTGTCATACTCCATGCTCTCTATGAGTTCATTGAGACTAACGGGGCTTGTCTTTGTGCCACGCTGGAAAAACTCAAACTTACCATCAGGAGCCACTCTGAAGTCGTAGCCAATGACGCCTGACTTGTCTGCGCTACCAGCTATGAATTGCAGAATATCCATCACTGGAGTGTCTTCATACTTTAGCAGTTGATAAGTCGTGTCAGTATCCTCTACAAGCTCGATTCCGCCTCTGTTGTGGCTTAGGCCAGCGTACGTGTCCATGAGGTCTTTGACTATTGCTTCTCCTTTCTGACTGATGTAGGTTTTAGTGACGAGAGCGCGAAAAAGCCGTTCATCCCAGCCACGCCCAGAAACCTTAACATAATGCGAAACCGCGTCAGACATGAATTTGACTTCTTCAACCTTGCACGTGATCAGCTGCGGACAATTAGTTCCTCTGCCTAAGTTAATGTGTCCGTCAACGCCTACGCTTATGGCGTTAGTTTCGCCTGGAGAGTATTTCTTGTCCCAGTTTTGCAGAAGAACCTCAAATCTGCTGGCTTCCTCTGTGCATGCCAATGTGATTCTCGCTTCTAAAACGTCAGCTTGAGGAGGCGCGATTGAGCCGAAGGCGAGTGCCATTTTTGGGATGTCTACGCTCATCGCTTAGTCTCCCTTGGCGTAGATGTCCTCTTCGCCTTTTCTGAGGATGTTGCGTCCTGTGTATGTTGATGGTGCTTGCATGGCGCTGGTTGCTTCGTTGAATTGGTTGACGCTTGCCGTGGCTGCGTTCATTTGACTGGTGAAATACCACATGGCTGCGGCTGCTGCAACGATAACCGCGATGCCGACACCTGTTAAAGCCAGAAATGTGGCATAGCTAATGTTTAGAGCGTTCTGAGCTGCTGTGGCGATCCAGCAGGCAGCAGCATAGACTTTCTGGGCTACGGCTACGCCCCAGCTTGTTCGCATGAACATGCCCATGACTGAGATGACCATCATGGCTGAGTTGAAGACTCGAGCTTGCTGGTCGTTTAGGAGACCGAATTGGTGTGCTATGTGTCCGATTGCTGTGGCTGTTGCTCCTAAGCCTGCGATGGCTGTGCCGAGGCTTTTTATGCGCACGCTTAAGGTTTCAGCGTCCGATTGGATTTTTGAGAATTCGTGGCTTGCGCGGTTGACCGCTCTTATGGTGACGGCGATTTCTCTGAAGCTTATGGTAGTCCAGCCTCCGTTTTTGCTGTGTCTAAAGCCTCGAGGATTATTTGTTCAAGTTCTGGCAGGTGTTCTTGGATTGCTGGGTAGAGGTAGGGATGTGCCTGCATGTGTCGTGTACCCAGTTCCACGAATAATGCGTAGGTGGCTTCTGCACCAATTTCGGCGACCCAGTCCTGAATCTTGGCGTAAATGGAGCTTCGCAAGTGTCCCGTTCTGACTGGAGCGAGCTGTTTGGCTAAGGCTTTGACGTCTGCAACCCAGCTTGCCAACTGTCGATATACATACCTCTGCATGCCGGTGTCAAAGGTTTGCATGGCAGCTTTGAACTCGTCTATGCCTTCAATGTCGCATGTTATTTCGACCGCCATTTTGCTTCTTTCTCCGCTTTTTGTCGTTCTTCCTCCGTTTGCTTGTCCATTTCATTCAGAATCATGATGAATTGCTGGATGGCTTTTGCTGGCTGTCTTCCGAGCTGGAGCGGTGTCCACCCGAATTCTTTGCAGAGGCGGAATTCAGTGAGTGTTGAGTTTGGCTTTTGTCTGCGGATTGCTCTGATAAAAAAGCGGTTTCCTCTTGTGTGACGCTGTTCAGCTTGTTGACGATTTGGCTGAATAGTTCCCCTAAGCCTATTGGGATTCCATTCTCTTCGTTGAGGAGTTTTTCGAGTGTTATGGGTTTGTTTGGTGGCTGTTCTTTGAGCGAAGCCCATATGGTTTCGGCTTGTATGGCGATGAAGTCGCTGCTCACTACTTGTCCCGTTAATGGGTGATATTTGGTGTGTTTCTGAATTATTCTGCTACGTTTAGCCCAGCTGATCTCGCTGAAGACGTAGTGTCCGGCGTATTCTTTGCCGAATCTTTCGTCAAGCTCGATGTTTTCTGTTTGCGTTTTGAATCATCTCCATTGTGGCTATTCGGTTTCTGATGGCTGTGTTGACGTCTTCGAGCACGATGTCTTGCATCCATTTGGGAAGCTTGAGAATCCTGACTCCAAGCGTTTCCCACATCTTCAGCCACTTCTTTCGCAAATTAGCCTCTCGACCAAAATTCTCCAAAACTTTCACTTCAACAGCCATTTTGAAAGCCTCCATGTCAGCTGATGTAAACGTCTCTTGAAACAAACGAAGCCTTGAGAGCCACGAGGTCTTCGATTCGTGTTGGCGTGGCTACTTTTTCCCATTTGCAGTACTTGAATAGGGCGCTGGTTGTTCCGCCTAAGCCGAATTTGAGGCTGAATTCGCTGTCGTTTATGACATCGTCGTATTCTTGTTTGCTTTCAAACTCGAATGTTAACTCGCCTGTCAAATTGCGGTGACGTGCTGGAAGATACTTGAGCAGATGGCCGTCAGTTGAGCGGATTACTGGAATTGCCTTGAGGTTGTTTTCGATTGTGAGTTTCCAGTCTGTCACTCTTTCGAGTACGGTTAAGCCTGAGCCGTCGCCTGCTCCGCGTTGAACGTAGCTTTCGTTGTAGGAAACCGCTCCTGAATAATCTGCGTAGGTGGCTCCGGTGATTTTTGCTGTGCCTGTTTCAGCCGTCTGTCCGATAAGCTCAACATTGGCTTTTATGATGTCTTCTATGCTGCATTCTACGCTTAGTTTGTGGATTCTGCAGCCTTTGTAGAGTAGGCTTATGATGTCGGTTGCCGAGGCAAACAAGCCCTTGTAGTAGAGCACTTGGATGCTGAGGCTGTTTAGGGTTTGAGCGTGTTGTATGAAAGTGATTGGTGCCTCGCTTGACAGTACATGCAGGATTCTCAGTGTTGGGTTTCGCAGTCCTTTCTTTAGGGATTGCAGATCTTTGGAGCCTATTCCTCGTAGTTTGATTAGACTTGGGTTTAAGGCTGGTTCGATGTCTTCGCTGCTTATTCCGAGCATTGATGGGTTTGTTGGTGTTTGTCCGTAGGTTGATTCTTCAACGAAGTAGGCACGGCATTCCTGTGCTCCGTATGTTTCTGGCATTTCTAAAAGACTCCTCCAATGTCTTCAAAACACCATGATTTGAGGGTGAATTCGGTTCTGTAAATGAAGGGCTTAACGTCAACGCGGTCTGCATCTCGAAAATTAACAATGTCCAGATACGTTATGCCGTTAACCGTGATTGAGCAGTTCATGTAATCGCAATACAAGATGGCTGGTGTTGACCCATCACTTGGGTTAGTTGTTCTCGCAATCAGCCAGACGTATCCATCACTGTCAATGTAGTCTGCCAAGTATGAAGTCAATGTGATGGTTATTGTTTCGTCTGCTCCGCCTGTTCCAGATTGAGCGTTTTGCCATGCGCCAGCCACATGGTTCCAGACTTTTATGGTTACGCCGTTTCCAGCGGGAGCAGTGCCGTAGCCTTCAAACGTCAAGACAATCTTCTTGACAGTGTTTTCTCGGCTCTCGATTTTGAAGCGGAAAAGCATCAGGGCATATTCGCCATTGACGTTGTGAGATTTAGAGTGTCTCTGGTCGTCGCTGTACCATATTTTCTGATACTCCTCATTTGTTAGCTCTGTCCAGCTTGCGTGTTCTGGCTCAGATTCTGTTGAGGCTCCTGTTTGGAAAGCCTTGTGTGGGTCGCCTTCTGGATAGCCCAATCCAGCGAAGTTGTACTCTGTCATATTTGGTTTGTTGCGGTTTTGTCTCACGATGCGGTTTACTTCTTCGACCATTTTGTTTCGCATTAGCTTGCCGTTGTCTGATGTTGCTGGTTTGTCGGTAGCCCAAACGTTGATTCGTAGGCTGCCTAATCGTCTGCGAATGCGTCCAGACATTTCGATTTTTGTGTCTCTGCTTTCAGCTAAGCCAACCGTGATCTGTCCGTCATGGTTTTTGAAGAGTTCTCGGTCATACCATTCTCGGCTTACGTATATGCTTGCGATTGAAGCGTCTTCTTTGACGACTCGGATGTTCTTTTGGAGAAGTCTGACGACTGTTGTTACTGGGTCTTCGAGTTTGCTCATTGCCCGATGAGCCTCCTAAGAGCGGCTTTGAAGTAGACTGTTTCGCCTCTCCAGTCGAAGGCTTGAATGTCTAAAACTTCGTAGTCGACGCCTTTGCGACGTATCTTATCATGTTGCCTGATTGGAGTGAAAACCTGCATGGTTAGGTAGTCGTTGAGTATGTAGCCTGGTTCTATGAAGATTTCTTCTGCTCTCGCTGGTGAAAGTATGGCTTTGATGTCTAAGCCTTCGCCATAAGTGGTTTGGTCTTGGGCTTCTTTGACGGGGTATAGGGTTATGGTTTCTCCGTTTTGGCGGAGTATCTGAGTGAAGCGTGTCGTTGGAGGCTCATAGTTTAGGTATAAGAGCGAAAGCCAGCAGACGGTTGCCATAGCCTTCTTATTTTCCACATAGCTGTAGTCGGCATGCTTGACGCCCCAGAACATGAACTGGTCTTGGTGCTTGTCGATGATTTCCATGCTGAATTCGAGGCTTGGCTTGTCGTGGTGTTTGCGGATTTTCCAGAGGATTCCGCTTGTGACTGCATCGTAATAGTTGCATGCTGAGAATCGACTGATGACATCTATGTAGCCTGCCCAGCAAATTGCAGGGTTGTAAGCTGGGTATTGGGCGCTCGCTCGGATAGAGTTGATGAAGTTGTAGACTTTTTGGCATGTGACACTCCAGCCTTCATAAGCGTATAAGCCGAGTAAGGCGTAGGCGAATGGGTCATCATAAATCTCGTTTTCGCTGAGTCCGATTCTGTGCCATTCGCTATCTGAAGGGTCGTAGTGAAGCCAGAGGTTTTCGAAGCCTTCTCTGAGAAAGTCAACTGCTTTAGTCATTATGTCTTGATAAGTGGATGCGTTTTCTGTGTCGTATTTTTCTGCGAGCATCTTCAAGCCAACAAGCCCATACAGACATTCGATGTCCATTTGCAGGAGCCATGCGTCTGCGATTGTGACGGCTCTTGCGAAACCGCCATAGGTCTGCTGATCCTGCATTGTTTTGAGGAAGGTTGCTCCAGCAAGTTTGGCGGAATCAAGATAATCCGCGTCGTTTGTCAGCTCGTAAGCTCTCAAGAGTGATGGGATGACTCGGCAAGCGTCTACGCTGTAGTAGTATGTGCTGTTTTCTGTGCTTTTGAATCCGCCATAAGCCTTCTTTGCTGGGTCTGTGCATTGCTGTGTTAGAATCCAGTCGGCAAGGTTCACGATTTTGTTGTAGATTTCTGTTTTTCTGGTTTCAAATTGTTTGGCAGAGTAGGCTTCATAGAGAAAGTCTATTGCGAAGGCTGCTGCAAAGGCAGCTCTCCCAAATGCTGGGTCTGGAATGTTAGGCGGAATAACGTAAACGTAAGGTGCATAATCCATGACAAACTGGTAATAGGCTTCCGGCACAGTTCCCAAGACTCAGACTCTCCCCACGTATGTTCCTTTCAAACGCTCAAGCATGCGCTGAAGCTCAGCTCGCAAAACATCAATGGGCGGAGCATTGCTTAGCACGGAGACGTTTTGGTCTCCAACAGAGAAGCTTAAGCCTACCGCTGACCCGCCGGTCAAGTAACAGATTGCGTGGATGGCTGCGAGAATTGTTATGAACTCTTTCTCTGCGTCCGTGCAATTTTGGTGGTCGATTTCTTTTCCAAGCTCAAGCTCCAACGTAACCTCAGCACGCTTCAACATCTTTAAGATTTTGTTGTCTGGAATATCTGCAGAGCTGATGTTGATTACATCGTGAACATCGTCAACGGTTACGCTTGCCAAGACGTTTGTCTCCTTTTCTGCCTATAAATCGAGAAAGAAGCAAAAATTAAGCAATTTTCAAGATTAAAAAGCAGATTTCAAATTGAATTTCTGGAATAGATGAATTGGAACTAAGTATTTGAAGGGAGAAGAATTGGATGCGTGCTAACTAATTTTATCCTAACTTTTGGTTCAGATTGATGAAAGTTGAGCAAGTTCTCAAGGGCTACCACCCACGACATGTAAATAAATAATAGTTAAAAATATGATAATAAGAGCTGGCTGCTCATGAATCAGGCAGAAGTTATTCAATGCGTTAAGGAACGCTTAGAAAGAGAGGGATACGATGTTTCAGCTTCGCCTGATGGCTACGGTCCAGGCGTGGACATATACGCAAATAAGAATACAGAGAAATTCCTAATCGAAGTGGTCGGCGAAACTCCAACTCGCAGCCGAAGTGGTCAGGACATCAACATCGCCATCGGTGAGATAGTGAAAAGGATGAAGGAGAGAGGATCGAAGGTTCATTATGGAATTGCGATACCAGAAAGCTACGTGAAATTCCTAAGAAATTTCGAAGTTGGCGGGATTCAGGTGTTGCAGTTGCATTTATTTATCGGTGTAGCTTTTGGATTGTCGTACCATCTTGATACACAAAGGACAATTGAACTTATTCAAAAGCTTAAAGCAGGTGAAGCTGTCTACTTAAGTTTGATGGATATTGATTATAAGCCAACCAGTTGAAGGTTAATAACTTCACAAGTGCCCCACAAGTTAGTGCGGAATTCTCATTTCCCAAGAGGTATCAATTGAAGAAAATTATAACTCATCTCTCCGGGTTACCAGAAACGAAAATGCAAAAACATATAGCTTAAGCTAAAGAACTATTAAAATGATCAAGGAGCAGTGCTGATGGAAAAAGAAGTATGTCCCGTTTGTGCTGAAAATGGGGTTACTGAACTCAGAGAAGTAACAATAGAAGAGACTGAAGATAAAGTAATTAAAAAATATGCTCCATGTGGACACAAAAGCGTTATGGTAACTGTGGAAGACAAAATCAGCGTCAAAGATGATGTCAAGGTAGATAAGCACATCATAATCACTGAAAACATCAAAGCGCGAGAGACTCTGAAAGGAAAAGTAAAGAATGAGTCGGGAAAAACAATCCGCAAGTTTGTGTCAAGAGAAAAGATTAGTAAAAAGGGTAAAGAAGCAAAAGAAACACAGGATTATGATATTGCTGGAAATAGAAAACGCCATCATGTTGAAGAAAAGAACGAAAAAGGCAACTGGAAGACAGTTCACCACGAAGACAAACCACTAAAGCAAAGCCACAAGAACAAAAAGTGACTCTCAATGCTTGAAAAATCAAGAGACACTTCTGAAAAACCATACACTACCGAGTGAACCTGCAAATTATTTAATTAGAAAAACTCGTAGAAGTTAGCTGCCTCAATCCGTTGCCAAAATTACAGGCAGCATCACCAACCAAAAAAGGTGCGTACGCTTATTCTTGTTCTTTGTAGTAGCTTAGTCCTGCTGTTACGCCTGTCGTTATGGCAAACCACACGATTGTTACTGTTATGTCGCCCTGGCTGACTATGTAGGCTAAGCCCACTGATGCACCGTTAAGCACAGCGAGGATTGCAGCCAGTTTCGGTTTGAATTGGAATCCCACTATTTCACCTCCTTTTCAGTTTCTTGCCACAGTTCCCAGCCGAATTTTGTGGCGTTCTTGCGGAACTCTTCTGAGCGTATAAGCCCAAATTCTGCAGCCTTTATGAGGTCAGCCATAACAACCTCTGGAGTTTCTGGGCTGCCCCAGTTGAGGCGAACCTGGGCCTCTGCAGGATTGAACTCTGCTTGAGTCAAAACTACGTCGAAGATGTCTCTTTCCACTTGCCTTTTGATGTAGCGTTGTATGGGGTTTATGAGCAGGTTTTGAAGGTCTAAGGCTGCGTTTGCTGAGGCTTCTGTAAAGCCAGGCGTGCTGAACAGGCGTGGGAGTGGGGTTTCGCAGCCGAGGTAGAATTGGTTTATGATGTGGTCGATGTAGTATTCGAAGCGGGCTCTTGGGTCAAGCATTACTGGTTTTATGTCGCCTTTGCCTCTGTAGAAGAGCCATGCTCCTTCTTCTGGACGGTTCCTTATTGCTGTCTCAAACTTTTTGATGTCTTCGTCCTTTGCGTTTTCCAACAAAGTCAAGACATCGGGTCCAGCGTATTTTTCGAAGATGCTGGGCATTATGCGCTCTATTTTGGCTTTCATCCAAGCGTAGCTGGGGCGCCTATTTGAGTTGAAAACAAGCGTATGAAGCAGAACTTGGAGAATGCCTATTCCGAAGCCTGAATTGCCAATGTTGTTTATTCTCCAATGGATAACAGCTTGAGGGACAAGTTCCTTGTCGGCTTCGGCGTAGTTGTGTTTGAGCTTGTATCCTTCGGTTTTGTATGGTATTTTCAGGCTTTCGCCTATGTAGGTTTGCTTAACTTTTTCTATGGCATCTATCGGAAGCCTGTGTAAGCTGGCAAGTTTTTCAGGCGTGATTCTAAGCCAGAAGTCGTTTCCGCAAGCGATGAGAACGCGTGCCATGTCGTTGAGCAGAGCGTCAAGGTTGATGTCTTCATTGAACTTGTCAACTGCTTGTTTGGCTTTTTCCATTTGAGAGTATCTTTCGTTTGCCGTCGTGTAGAAGCCCATGCCAACTGTGGCAGAGGCAAGCAGGTCAACTGATGCTTTGCAAGTTGGATCTCTTTCGTAAAGCTTCATGATGTCTGCAAGCGGTATGTCTGGTGAAGTTTCAATTACCGTTTGAGTGGATGGGTAAGCAGTGCCTGATCGTGTGGGGCGGGTGAAAGCCTCGATAAGCTTTTTGACGATGTTACTCACTTTTTAAACCGCCCAGAAACTTGATGCCTTCTTCAGTGATCTCGTAGGGAGCGCGGTGTTCCTTTCCACTTTTTCTAATGTAGCCGTTTTGGATGAGGAAATCGAATATGCTCTCAAAGGTGCCGTGGGTGCCACACCGCTTAACTGTTCTCTTCTCAAGCTCGGTTCGGCATAGAGGCTGTCTCCTAAGCTCCGCTAAGACGATTCTCGCAAGTTGCAATCTTTCAGACAGCCTTCTCATGTTAAGGCAACCTCTACGGGTTTTTGTGTGCTATAGAAAGGTGGAGAATGGTTGTTGCAGACCATTAGAATCTGTAGGTCGCGCTTTCCATCTTTGCCATACGTGTTGGGCGTTAGGTCAGGCGTGTAAGGTTGCATTGTGGCTCCGCATATTGGGCAGAGGCGCCAGCAGTCGCAGATTATCAAGTCGTTTTTGCGTTGTGAATGGTAGATTCTTCCGCACTTTGGGCATTTGCCTTCGTATTTTTCCATTCTGCGTTAACCTTGGATGGCTATGGCTACAGTGAGGTGCTTATGTTGGTCATCTTCGCAACACCCTTGCTTCGCAGGACGCCTAAGCCGAAGCGTGTTGTGGCTCTGACGCCGTATTCGCCTGTTTTTGGGTCTTGCCAGTCTTCAACGGTTACGTCTCTTCGCAAGAGCATGACTGCAGCTACACGAGTGTCAATGGCATAAGCGGTTCCGTTAGGCACAAGCGTGCTTGCTTGGACTCGCATACCTAAGACACTTGTAACTATGCCTTGCTCCAAGTCTGTCTGTCCTGAAGGCAAGTATTGAGCGTGAATGAATTTGTCATCGTTTAGTAGTTGATGTAGTTGTGTTTCGTGCACTGCGAGGACTGTTGGTCTCCAGTTTTCGCCTCTAACTGCGTTGTGAAGTTTTAGCAAGCCATTCCAGCTTAGGGCTGCGCCGCCTCCAGCGATTGGGGCGCCTCCTGCCAAGTCCGCATCAGCTATGGCTCCGTACAGCGAGAGGATTTTTGTTGTTTCGTTTTCGCCCAAGGCTCTGCCTACTTTTTCGATCATGTTGTCCATGACGTTCCATGTAGCGTCTTCTGCGAATTCTCTGGTCCATTCTTCGGAGGCTTCTGCAAGCGTGTTTGTTTGGATGTCAACGGTGCTGGTTTTTTTGCCGCTGAGCCTTGCGATTGCGCCTTCAGCATAGTTGTAAGCCACTGCCTTTTCGTCGAGTGGGAAGCGTTCTAACGGTTCGGTTGTCGACTTTACGTTTATGATGTTTCTGCCGATTAGTTCTGGGTAGGCTGCTTCTACGAGTGTGTCGTGCATGCGTCCTAAGGCGCCTGCCATGTCGCTGAACAAGCCTTCTTTGATTCCGACTTCCATGTACCGCTTCAGAAACGGATGCGTAACCGCTCGTTCTTTGACTTTTTCAACGAGCAGTTTGAACTCGTTGTCCTTTTGCATCAGGCTTTCAAAAAGTTTGGGTTTCATGGCTTATCCCTTGCACACATGGATGAAGAGCAAGTCATTGTCGGCTGTGGTGGTTTCAAGGGCTGTTCCGAGTTTGCGGTTGTAGAATATGGTGTATGTTGCTGTTCCGCCTTCATTCACTGCTTGATCCACAAGCTGAATGACCTTGCCGTTGGCAGAACTGCAAACTGCTTTTCCTCGGGTTATGGCGCCGCCAGCTTTGACCTTAACTCTTCCTCGGATTAGAACTGGACAGGGCTGTCCTGAAGCCACGGTTTTTGTGGCTATGCCTATGGCGTCGTCTCCGCCCGGGCTGGGCGAAACCTTGTCGTCAGCTGAGAGATAGACTGGGTCGCCTTTGGTTATGGCTGCTGCGGCTTCGAAGGTTTCGATTATGGCGTTTGGGTCGTCTGTTTCGCCTATTGCCATCCAAGTCTTTCCTGAAACATCAGCCATTTTTTATTACTCCATTTTTGGTTTTGGTTTCAATCGGTTCGTCCCGATTTACTCCCGATCACTTTTTGTGACTGTGATTCAAGTTTGCGGATTCTATCTTCAAGTTGGCGAAGCCACTCTGCAAGCTGAGAATTATCCAAAGTCTCCTTTTTGCTCAACTCGTAAAAAGTTCTATCTTCAGGCATTTTTCATTCTCTCCTTTAGTTTGAAGATTGCTTGACGTATCGCTTGACATTCTCTTTGCATTCCCATTGTGCTGCGTTCAACAGCGGGGCTTGGCAAAAGCGATTCAAGAATTCTTACTGCTTCAGTTATTGGGATAGTCGGTTCGGTTGGCTTCTTGAGCAAAGTCTCAGCTATGGAGCAGGATTCTGTTTCTTTGCAGAACTCGCTTTCAATGTCTGATTCTTTAGCGTGAGCACATAAGTGGCGTTTGGCTTCAGCATGCTCCTCAGCTGACAGATCAGTTTGTGAGAGCCTTGCCAAGGCGTTTCTCAGGTGCGGAATATCCAATGAACCGTCAGCCTTGTGGTGTGGGAGATGGCGCAGGGTTCTGGGAACGGTTTTGTTTTGGTCGTCTTTGGTTCCGCCTTTTGAAATCACGGCGAAAGCGGAATCGGGTAAGTCGTTGATGTAGGCCGTGTCCCATTCTGCTTCTTTCAGCCTTTTTTGCTCAGCTTCAAGGATTGCCTTTACTTGCGCCTCAACAAGCTTTTTCAATTCTTCTTCATTCGGAGGAACCAGCTTTTCCAAAACCTTGATGTTCGTTTCTGGTATGCCTGGCACAGCTACAAGACTTAACTCCGCGTTGTGCAGTCCGTGAGGGACTTTGCTGTCCAAGATGTCTATGGTTTCGTAGTCGGCTCCAACGCTGACATGCTGGATTAAGCCTTTGCGGATTTTTTCTGCAACTTCATCGTCATAGACTTCTGCTTCGTACCAGAGGTTTTGTCCGTCCCAGTCTGTTTTGACGACTTTTCCAATGGCGTTAGGGACGGCAATATGCTCGACGTAGATGGGAGCAGAGACAAGTTTGTTGGCGAAGCTCTGCAGCTCTTCTGGCGTGTAGATGTTGAAGTTTCGGCTCATGCCAGCGGTTATGGCTATGCCGCGAATCCGCAGAGGCTTGTCAACAATTTTCTCTAAAACCTTGAAAGGCAAAATAGCCTTAACATGTTCTCTAACGGGTTTTAAGCCTTCGCGATGCTGTTCAAACCATTCCTTAGTCTTGTCCAAATTCCACGTTTTGGAACGGTCAAACAAGTAACTTTGAACTTCGGTTGTATCCTTGCCCTTAGGCTTGCCGATTATGGCTTTGATTCCTTCCTCTTCAGAAAGCGTAATAGTGCGCAGGCTGTCCGGTTGAAAGTCTTCAGGACTGCGATGTCCAGAACGAATGTACTGTTCTGTTTCTTCCCATGGCAGAGGCTGGCACCAACCTTTTGGGCTCTCTGCCCATTAAGATTATATCATGCAAAACATAAGTTGAATTGTACAATAGTGTGGTCATCCAGTGCCAAAAAGAGACATTGTAAGAGTAGTTTTGAGCAGACAGCAGAGGGAAATTCTCAGACAAATATCGGAGAAGCTGGGGCAATCGGAGAGTGAGGTCTTACGTATGGCTTTCATGGAATACGCGAGAAGCATAAGTCTCATAACAGAAAAAGTACACCAAAGAATATAGATCCAAGAATCTGCAGAAAGAACTGAATCAGTAGTCAGCAAGGGTAAAAAGCCACTGACTATGATTTTATCTTTGGAGGTAAAAGGTCTGTCGAATGAATCCTCCGTAGTGTGGTCCATAGAACCGCACACTCAAGCCAAGCATGAGATATTAGGGAACTACCTAAAAGCGTGGTTCCCTATCCTGTCAAGCTGGGCAGGAAGAATAATCTATTTGGACGGTTTTGCTGGGCCCGGTGTTTACTCGGGTGGTGAAGATGGGTCTCCAGTGATAGCGTTGCAAACTGCTGTAGAGCACACATTGCGAATGCGCTTCAAGGAAATAGTTTTCTATTTCATCGAGAAAGACCCGGATCGTGCAAAGATGCTTACTGAAGTTCTTAAGAAACGCTTTCCAAACCTTCCAAAGAATATAACGTACAGAGTACAAGGTGCAGAATTTGCCCCAACGCTTGAACAAGTGTTAACTGAGCTTGAAAAGAGAGAGGCAAAGCTTGCTCCGACATTCGCTTTCTTGGACCCCTTTGGTTTTTCAGGTCTTCCCATGAAACTAATTGGGCGAATGATGAGTTATGATAGTTGTGAAGTGTTAATCACGTTTATGGCTGGATTCGTGAAGCGTTTCTTAGATGAATTGCGTGCTCCTGTTTTGAATGAATTGTTTGCATCCGAAGAATGGAAGCAAGCTTGCGATATGGTTGATCCAGATAAGCGCTTGAGATTTCTCTTAGATTTGTATGAAAGGCAACTGAGGAATGTTGGAGGGGCCAAGTATGTAAGAAGCTTCGGGATGATTGGTCCTCAAAATCAGCTTATCTATTATCTGGTTTATGGAACTAAGCATTTGAGAGGGCTTGAAGTCATGAAGGAAGCAATGTGTAAAGTGGACAGGAGAGGAACCTACACATTTTCCGATTTTACGGATGTTGGTCAGACATACATGATAAACTATACCGAGGAGCCTCATTGGATTCCTAAGGCAGCGGAGATGGTCTATAATGAGTTTAAAGGAAAATCGGTTTCAGAAGATGCGATCCATCAGTTCGTAATTGCAAGCACTCCTTTCATCTATCGCAAGTCTGTTTTAGAGTATTTAGAAAAGGATAGCCCGCCAAAGATAATCAAAGTGACTGAGAGGAAAAAGAAATTTAGTTATCCTAAAGGATGCGTAATAACTTTTTGCAAATAACTTTTTAGATGAGGGAGATATTAAGTCTGCAAGGCAGTCTTACCATAACAGCTACAGACTCGAGGCGTGTAACGCAATTTTAAAGCATCCCACATTTCCACTGTTTCTTTGCATATAGATACTCGGGACAGAGGAAAGTTTGCTGAATCGAGTTTCTTGTAGAAAAACTCGTATATTTCCTTCCTCTGCTCAAAAGATAACTTTTTGCCCCAACCAGTGTCCTCTTTGAAGAAACGTGTCCAAGACATATCTGCGCATGCTTCTTTAGCATACTTTATTGTTTTCCAGAGCCCTCTTGGCGTGCCAAGAATAATTCTGTTAGGATTCAGGTTGACCAGTATTTGGTCAACCAATTCACCATAATGCAACTGCCAATCAGGGACCGGAAAAATAGGATCTATGCGTATCCTCGTGTCATACCCAGCAATGCTAACCTGTTTGGCAGCTTCAATTCTTTTCTCTGGAGGAGGAGCAGCTTTCTCCCAAAGCTTGGCGACTGCAGGAGCGTTAATGCTCCAACCGCATATCACCTGTTTTCTCGGGTGGTCTAACAGAAACTCTATGTTTCTCGCTCCAAATTTCGTGAGGAGGTATATCTTGTGCTTACTCTGTTGCTCAAATCTTTCAACTATTTGAGCCATTATCTGGGGATTCATAAGAGCATCCGACAACTCACCTGCGTTGAAAATTGATGGTGAACGGATTTTAGTGAAGGCTTCATCCAAGGCTTCCAGGATATGGTCAATCCTCACATATTGAGGGCGCATTTTGCCGCGAGTTGTTCCTCGTAAGTAGCAATAGCTGCAGTCCAGTGGGCAACCATACGCCCATCTTAATTCCCAGAACATTCCGCATGCTATGCTTTCAGGGGTTTTGTGAAAAGGCACAACAATGCGGTTTCCATTCCAAGCAGGCTCTATCAGTTCATAAGACTCGCTTATCTCTGGGTGTTTTATTTTTTGCATGGCTTCTGGCTTTATGAACTCGGTTAACTTCTGCATGTCTTTTGTAGCTTTCTCTCTCTTCTGGCGTTTTATTGTTCGCCAAGCCTTTAATGCTGCTTCCCTATGCTTTTTCTTGTCTTTGGCAGTCATACTGCATCCGTTTCCTACCCAGAGTATTATATAACACAAATTAACATTTTACTAATTGGATACTCGGTTTCGAGATTTTCATTAGGCAAAGCTAAGGTAAACAATTACACTGAATACTCTTGTAGTCCATGCCAAGTTTGGTCCACATTTCAATAGTTTCTTTGCAAAGAGCAACCTTCGAGTAATTGTACTTAGATCTCAGATATTCCAATACGGTTTTATAGATCAAGAATCGAGTGTTGAAAGCAATTTTCTTTCCCCAGTTGGAAGTTTCTGTCATAAAAATTGTCCATGATTTGTCTCTTGCATTATTGATGGTGCTTTGAAGACCTCTTAAAGAGCCCAGAGTGATTCTTTCCGGAACAAACTTGCTGAATATTGAGTCTATGATACTTAGATATTGTTTTTGCCAATTTTCAACGGGAACTATTGGATCAATACGGATGCGTGTCTCGTAGCCTGCTTCGCTCAAGAGTTTTGCAGCTTTCAGTCTTTTTTCGACAGAAGGTGCTCTCTCCCATTTTCTTGCGACTGATGGTGCGTTTAGGCTAAAACTAACTATAACTTGACTGTGGTTTTTCATTTTGAGAAGATTTTTTATGATGGTGGATTTAGTCAAGAACAGGACTTTGTGTTGCTCTTGTTCTTCAAAAAGTGGTATGACGAATCTTGAAAATGGTTTATTGGTGCTTTCAGTCATTAGAGAATCAGCCAGCTCTCCAGTGTTTAGTAGCTCCCTTGAGTGTCCGTCGTTCTCAAAGAAGCTTTCCAAATGCTTCTGGATTTTACAGTAGTCTTTGACGATAGGCTTTGTCCTTGTACTGAGAAGCCGTAGTGTTCCCTTGAGAAAGCACCATGCACAATCATAAGGACAACCGTAAGCCCATTTCAGTTCCAGAAAATGTGGACATACAACGTCTGTCAGTTTCTGGGGAATCGGCGTCTTGTCAAATCTCTTTATTATCGATCCGTCTCCTACTTTCTGGACCAGTACTTGTTCTGATCCATCGAGGAGAGTATAGCTGTGAAACTTGACTTCTGGCAGACGTTCACTCATTTCTCCTTCACCATAGTTTGTATTTTTTGTTTTGCAGATATGTTAAGGTTTTGTGTGTGTGCGTGTGTGTGCGTGCACGCTTTCGCCTACACTAATAGTCTCTCTGTTTCTTTAAGAAATATGCTTCTTCTTTAAGATGAATAATAGCCTCTCCGCTAACCTATCTCTATGTTATTCATCTTCGTTTCTCTTTACGTGAGCGTGTTTAGTCTCTCTGTTTGGTCTCTCTGCACACGCACACACTAAACTTTCTCAGCGTTCACCTCCTCTTCTCTTAGGCGTACATCCAAGAGCGTCAGTTGTCTGAGCTTCTCTTTCAAGTGTTCACTGACATACTGCTCAATGGTTTCGATGCGTATTCTGTAAATGATGATTCCCAAAGGATTCCTTGCTGTGGTCTCCAGAAATCCTAAGTCTTCTGTGAGCATTTTCATGTACTTCTGTATCGTCCGCTTGTCAGCTCCGACGTGAACTTTTATCAGCTTCTCAACGCATGTAGAGGGAATCTGAAGTCGATAGCCTTCTCTGAGAATTTCCTCGACAAGTTCAACGCATTTTATGAAAGCCTTGCTTACCATGTTTATCCCATCAGGTTATGCAGTTTCGAAATTGGGTGTCCTTTCCATCCTCGTTTAAGCATGTCTTCGGTTGTTTCATCTGTTTTTGCTATGGATTCCGAGATTGCCTTCAGCTCGTGTCCCTTTGGAAACCATATCAGCCATTTTCGGTCTGGAAAGAAATGCTCATCAGTGCTGACTTCGAAAATGCACGCCGCGACTTCTCCGTCGCATGGGTCTTCTTTCCGGTATAGAGCTTCAACTGACTGTTTTGGGAAGCCTTGAAATCTGCCTTGTCCTTGGTCGCTGTTGAAGGTGCGGTCTATTTTGGCTTCTCCCGTATGGAAAGTTTGGTTTTTTCGCAAAAACCTCACAACCGCCTTTAACCTCAAAGGCTATTCCTGACTGATTTTTAGAATGCCTTCGCTTTCGTTGAAAATGAGGAGTTTAACCTTGGCTCCTTCAGCTCGGACTATGCCTGCAAACTGTTGGTCTATTTCGCCTGTATAGTTGACCCGTTTCGCCCCGCTGAAGTAAACGAGTTCAACGATGTTTCCGTTAGCGTCTTCTCGATAGAACAGTCTGCCGCCGTTTTTTACGCCAACCTCGACGATGCCTTTGAAAAGTTCCTTATCCTTCACATCGCCTGAAAGCCTAAAACTCATGGTATCCACATCCCTTCAGTGGAACCCAAAGGTTTGGCAAACTTTTCCACAAACTTTTGGTAGTCTTTCGGATGCTGTTCCAACTCGGTAACTGTTGTTCGCTTTTGGGCCTCAAAAATGAGGACATGACCGTTGTTTTTGTCTATTCCATAGATGCGGAAGATGATGCGATAGAAAATTCCGTGCTGGTCTACTGATTTTCGCATGGCGCAATGATGGACTGGTTTAGCGGTATCCACTTTTGCCTTAAATTCTTCAATGTCATAAATGATTTCTTTCATTGGATTCTCCCTCGCACTATTGCCCTTTCAAGCGGTGTAAGCTCCCATGTGGCGAGAACGCCGAACACGTTTGGTGACAGCTGCTTCAGCAAGATCGGGTCTTTTGGTGGAACAGGTTTCCACTCTTCAACTTCCCAAAGAATGTGATAGTTCTTAAGCAAAACTTTGACCTCGTTGACGAGGATTTTGGCTGGAATGATGGGAACGAGTGTTTGGATGTTTTTGTTGCCTTTGATGTCGTTTTGCCAATTGTCTAATGGGATTTCAGGTTTTAATGGAATCCATTTGAAGGTTCCTGCTGGGAGTTTGATGTCGCCGAATGTTTTTCTTGGAACTGTTATCCATCTTTGGTCGGCGAACACGGCGCTTCCGTCTTTGAATTTGTAGCAGTAGCATTGTTTAGCGTCTGCACGGCAAATGGCGAGCCTTGGGTCTCCGTCCTTGTTTAGACCTGCTTTTTGGAAGCTTTCATCGAGTACAATGATTTTCTTTCCGTAGCGCATATGTCCGTAAACGGCATGCTGGTCTTTGTAGATCTGTTCTTTTCGTAGTTTGGCGTTTTGTTTGAGGGCTTGTCTTAAGGCGTTGAATTCTGCTTCTGCTCGCTCTTTTGGTAGAGTCAGCTCTTCAACTTCCATCTATCTAAGCCTCCTTTGTTTTGTGTTGTTTCTCGAGGAATTCTATCCTTAGGCGTACGGCTTCGGAGACGAATTCTGCGACGCTGTGGTATGTTCCAAGCTGGTTGATGAGCTGTTTTATTCGTTCGATGAGTTCGTCGTTGATTGATACGCTTTTGTAGTTTGCTCCTGGCATGTTTTTACCCCACTTTCGCCTCACTTGTGTGGTATGCGTGTGGCTAACGGATTTAAGGCTTATCGCTATAATAACCTAAAAAATGCAGAGGGAAGAACCGAAAATTTATTAAGACTTGACTAACGTATAGGTAAAGCAAGAGTGTGGTAAAATGCCCATGGACAAGTACCGCGGCGTAAGCCTCCAAAGAGAACTCATAAACCTAATCGAAGAATACATAAAAACGCATCCTGAAATGGGCTACAAAAGCCTCGCAGACTTCGTAACAGACGCAGTCAGAGAAAAATGCTCAGAACTGAAAATTCTCGTTGCCACATCTGAACTGCCACAGCTTGAACACTTCAACATAAGCGAAAACGGCGTGCGAATATTGGACAGAAGTCTTGGCAATGGTGTGTCAAAAGGAAGGATAATAGACGTTTACTTTAAACCCGACAAGGTTTTGTGCGAATACTGCGGCACAGACAACTGCCGCCATGTGGAATTTGCCCTAAACATACCAAAAGTACGGAAAATCCTAATTGAAAAAGGCTGGCCCATAAGCAAAAAAATCAAGGAGACATAAAATGAAAACGCTAAGAATATCAGATGTCAGCCATAAAAAACTGACAGCCACTGTTGGGACGCTTATGGCTCAGACAGGCAAGATGCAGACATACCAAGATGCAATAGAAGCCATGCTAAGCCGATCTGTAATACTGCCGCCTGAGCTCCTTGAAGACATTGAAAGTTTTATGGAGAAAAACAAGCATTTGGGTTTCACAACGAGGGAAGAGTTTATACGCGATGCAGCAAGATGGCGCCTGAAGTTTCTGAGAGAAGATTTTGAATACTTGGAAATTCCAAGAGAAAAGTATGAGAAGCTTGAAACTGCTGTTAAGGAAATGGACTCGCCGTATCGAGGAGCTTTAGACTTTATTCATAGACAGATTGACGACGTATTAGAAAGATACGAAGCATGGATTCAGGAAAAAGAAGAACACGAAAAAAGACAACGAAAAAGAGCCTAAAAGAGATTGGCAACTGAAGACTTTGATTAAAAATAGGCTTATATATCCAGACTTAAATATCATTAGTGTTAGCACAAGGGATAATCTATATGAGCGCAGATCGTCCTTCTCTTAGCATCGATTTATCCGAAAAAATCAAGAGGATATTAGCAAAGACGCCTGGGCTCAGCATCAAGGAGATTGCGAAAGCAGTAGACATTAATCGCCAGTTTATGGCAGGCTTTCTGACAGCCATGGAACAAAAAGGCGAGGTATGCTCAAGGAAAGTTGGACCCGCCCGAATATACTTCAACAACAGGGTGAAAAACAAATGAGTGAAAAAGTAGGGTTTAATGGACTCACACCGAAGGAGTGGACACGCCTAAGCAAAAGCGTTTGGACAGCGCGTGAAGTTAGTTCTGCTCGAGAATGGTATCACCTTAAGCATGGAGCCACGTTTTCGGTGGCCTTAGCGGAGAGAGCAATAAAAATGTACACAAAAAAGAATGACTTGGTTCTGGACCCATTTCTTGGCGTAGGTACCACTCTTATCGCTGCAAGAAATCTTGGCAGAAGAGGAATAGGCATAGAGCTATACGAAACGTTCGTAAAATTGGCAAAAGAAATTCTCAGTCAACAAAAGTTAATTGAAGGCCCCGAGCAAAAAGTGATTCTTGGCGACTGTAGAGAAATGCTACGATGGGTGGAGCCAAATAGTGTTCAGCTTATGTTCACCTCTCCACCTTATGCAAACTTTATTTTGCGTTCTTTAAACGACAGAAAGAAAACCCACAAGACTTCGTGGATAGCGTCTTTGAACAAATCGGTAGTCAAGCAGTATGGAGAAGATCCACGAGACTTTGGCAATCTTGGTTATGAAGAGTTTCTTCAAGCCGTAAAAGATGTTATGACAAAATTAATGATAGTCACGAAACCTGGAGGATACAACATCTGGGTTGTAAAAGATTGTAGGGATCCACAAAACGGAAAGCCCTTCATCGACTTCCATTCTGATATTGCTCATCTCGGAAAAGATGCAGGGTTCCTTTATCACGACTTGATTATCTGGGACCAAAATGAACAGCGAAGCCTCGTACTATTAGGATATCCTTCTGTTTTCTACGTGAATATCAATCACACTTTTCTTGTCGTGTTGAGAAAACCACCAGAGAATGGGCGATTTCATAATGTCGTTGCCTAAAGAAGAAATTCTTAACGTTATACTCCATGCACAAGACACCACATATCTCACTCATAATTTTCACCCTTTTCCGGGAAAGTTTATACCCCAAATACCAAACTTCTTCATCAAACACATGAGCAACGAGAACGACCTTATTCTTGACCCGTATTGTGGGAGCGGAACAACGCTTGTAGAGGCAAAGCTCCTCGGACGACGATCTCTTGGCATTGATATTCACCCTCTTGGCGTTTTCATGGCAAATGTTAAGACCACAAAAATCACAGATCAAGAGTTGGATACAATTCCTACTTTATTAGCAAAAATTGAAAAGAGACTTGATAATTTTTGGGCAAGCCGTTATAAGAATCAAAATCTCATAGCCTTCATGGATAGCTCTTTTGAAAATAGCATCTATTCTTTTGACATACCCGATTTTCCCAACAGAGACCATTGGTTTGAAGAGCCTGTCTTGCAGGAGTTAGCAATAATTAAAACATCCATCATTCAAGAATGCGTTAGAGAAGAGTTCAAGAATTTCGTTCTTTTGGCATTTTCCTCTATAATAGTCTCAGTCTCCAATCAAGAAAGCGAAACACGATATGCTGCTGTCAAAAAAGAAGTCTTACCAAAACACGCTTTTTCCCTTTTCAAAAACAAGCTCTTAGATATGAGCAAAAGAATGAAAGAATTCAACAAGAGAGCCTCCGACTGTCAAGCGGTCGCTCATCATGCCGACTGCAGAGAAGCAGATTTTTTGGAGGAAAATAGTGCCGACTTGATTGTCACATCACCACCATATCCTAATACATATGACTACTACCTCTACCACAAATTGCGAATGTTTTGGTTGAAATTAGATTGGGAACGCGCCAAGTTCAATGAAATAGGCTCAAGACTCAGGCACTCAAGTCAGAGGGAAAACATCGACACTTACATAAGGGACATGACAAGATGTTTCGAACAGTTTAGGCATGTCTTGAAACCTAATAAACCGTTTGTGATAGTCGTTGGAGATTCCATTATAAGAAAGGAGCTATTTAGAGGAGATGCGGTAGTCAACGAAATTGCCGAAAAGACAGGTTTCAAACTGTTGGATAAGGTCAACTACAGCCTGAATTATGCAAGTAAATCCTTTAATCCAGCCTTTAGAAACAAGACAAAGGAAGAACACATAATTCTCCTGAATAACGAAAAATAGGTGAGTACATCATGATTCAAGAAATTAGATTATACTATGAATGTATGGAGCAAGCAAATCATTTCATTCTTCCAATGATACAAAAAGCTCTTGAAGCAATATCAACCGAAATTCGCGTCAAATTAGTAAAACTCAAAGGAAATTATGCGTACTATGGCAGAAAACTTGCACCAATATTCTTTTGGAAAAAACCTGACATCTTGATGACAATCATACAAGACAACCAAGAACATCCACTTCTCTTTATCGAATTTTCAACAGCTGTCTTTACTGAAGACCATGAACTTCAACGATTTGACGGACTATTAACTTCAGCCAGAAATAATTGTCTCTACGCTAAAATATCGCCAACTAAGAAGGAATCTCCATATGAGCATGGTGGACAAGTAGAATTTGACTATGCCAAACCGTTTTCTTTAATTTTCAAAAGATATGACTTGCCATATTTTCACTTCGAGTGGAAGTGCAACGAAAAAGGAGTGGTCGAGGTTGACACAGAATATCTTTCCTGCCCAAAGCCGATTGAGGAACTCGAATGGTTATTAAAGACGATTCTACAAGTCATAACCGCTGAAGGTTTCTCAGAGGAATGGGTCAATAAAGTAGTCGCGGCATTGCAGGAGAAAACCTTTTTCAAAGAGTGGATTGAAAAACTTCAAAGCACACAGCAAGTCGACGCCCAGACACTTGATACGTCAAGGACACGATGGATCGATAGGGACCCTGTGTTGAACAGAGAAGCATTGGAACTCAAACTCAATAGATTTGGTCACGCAATGGACCCTGAAAGGGGCATGTTGGCTTACTATGCAACCTTGTTCCCATCAATTGTGTCAAAAATGATATTCAATGAGCGTAATGATGCATGGTATAAAGGTGTTCCCAAAGAGGAAGAGATTAGAGAATACATTAGACAAAATGGGCTGGTCAACGCATACGATTTTCTATATTGCTTTGCACTCGGATCTGGCCTTTATCAAAGTGATGAGTTCATGGGAATAGTGGAAACATATAGGGGCGGCAGCTCAAGCACAATCACATTGGATCTCACAGAATTCGTGCACAGAAATTTCCTTAGTTTAAACAAGCCATTGAAAACGATATTTGCCTACTCAGCGCTTTTCGCAGTTGAAGATGATAATAATCAAAGAAGGATAGTGCTGAGATGGCAGGATTGCCCAGATGTCAGAGTGTTTGATAGTTACCCCGAAATCACTCAGATAAAAGAAAGAACAACATTAGATGAGGACGATGTAACCTATATCGCAGTTCACAACATCTTGAAGAAGAATGGATTTAGAATAATTGCGGTTAGCTATCCTGGTGCTCAAGGAGACCGTAGAATACTCGTAGAGCCAGGAACAGGAAGACGACAACCTCGAGAATACATTGACATAATCTCATTTCTGCCAAGCAGGGTGACAAGCCTTCAGGAAAACATCGGCACTTATTCTCGGGGCGATGTTCAAGAAAACATAGACAACTTGTCTCTTTACAAAGAAGAACAAGCATACATCGATGGGCTTAAAGATTTTCAGACAAGGTTTGCAAAAGATTCCCTGAATACCGCTGTTAAAATAGGAGTTGGCTTCTGGGCAAATAGAGCATTCACGACATATCATATTAAGGAACTCGACTTAAAAGACCTGGATTACTTTGTTTATATAACAAGCGACCGAAAGCAGTGGAACATATGGAAAACGGGCAGTGATAACATTTTCTCCATAATGAGTGGAGAAGTTTCAATTCCCGAAAGTTATGATTTGGCGCTACAAAACAACTCTTCATCGGCAAAACTAACGAATTTCATGTAAAGACATACTTAGCAGAGTGCCTCTATGCTTTGAAAACAAGCAGGCAGTAGAATTGCCATTTCGGTTTTTTAACTATACTTCCTCTCATCCACCACTCTATCAATCCAATTGCGCCTCTTCCATCCAAAAGCGTCTCGATGACTCTCTTTCTTTGATTTGTGCTTACGTTAGGAAGAGATAACTTCACTAAGCGGTAAACTCTTGAGGTAGTCCTTTTCTGAAAAATGACATCGTAAGATGGCGCACTATGCTTTAGTCTTCGCTCTTTTTGCATTCTCTTTCCGCTATTAGCTTTCCAAGGAACAAAGATGAAAACTTTGCGTTTCTGCATTGACGTTCTCCTTGGAGCTATCTTTCACATTATCCACTGAAAATCAGAGTCTCAAATGCCAAATGTACATAATGAAAAGCACCTGTGTCTGCGCCTTTGTCTGAAAACAGTCATTTTCACATCGTAATTTTCACATTGAAACGATTCTAACCCATTTTTGAGCATAGCCTAAAGTCTTAACTGAGGCGGATGAAAGCATGCCAAAGTATTTAGTGGAAATCGTTCTTATTGTCAACGCTAAAGACTCTGACGAAGCCCGAAAAATCGCCGACTACATCATAGACCTTCCCATCCCAGACAAAGAAATCGAAAACAAAATAGAAACCATGAGGTATGAAGAAATTGTCCAAATCCCAAACCAGAAACCGCGGTAAATTCTGGCCCACAGTGAGACCGCTGATCTGGGAGAAAGCTCAGCAACTCTTTCAAGAGGAACAAGCCCGAACAATGGGCACAGACTATAAAGGCATAACAGCAACCCACAAAGAACTCAGAGAAGCAGGATACTTCCACACAGCCAAACTAATCATCCTCAGAAACCTATACCTCCAAAACAAAAACCCGCCTGCCCCTACAAAAAATTCTTTACGGCATCTTAAAAATCCCACCAACCAAAATAAAAACCAGAAGGAGGTGAAAACTTGCCCAAACAAGGAATGACAGGCTTATGCCTAAAAACCGAAGTCGCCGACCTACTCCGAAACAAAGCAGAAAACGCCAACATGGGCTTAAACGACTACCTAACAACTCTTCTATTAGGACCGTCCCAGTCTGGAGAACAACCATACACAGGACCGTCCTGGGACCGTCCCAAATCTGGAGACCACACGCTAATAGACAACCTACAAACCCTCCTCACCCTACTCCAAACCCTAAACCAAAACAACCCAAAACAAGCTCCGTTCAACAAGGGAAGCGCGGAAACCGTAGGTTTTCGCTTGGTGCCGGGGGCGGGATTCGAGCCCGCGACCTCTGGGATAGGGCGCATGCCCCTTGTTCTCTCCAGATTATGAGTCTGGCGCCCTGGCCAGGCTAGGCTACCCCGGCTATTTT